ATTAGGTGTTGGAGAAGCTGCATTATCTGCAGGTACTGGCATATTAGGACAATTTGCAGGTAACGTTGCAGGTGTTGGAAAAGAATTATTTACTGGAGATTTTGGTAAAGGAACTGCTGAAAAAACTGCAGAACAAGTTCAACAAGCACTTACATATCAACCTCGTGGTAAACTTGCTCCAGAGTATTTGCAAAACGTTCAAAATGTAGTTGAAGAATCTAAAATTGCACCTACACCATTATTACCTAACAGACCATCATTGGCTTTAAAAATTAAAGCTAAAGTACCCACTGCTGAAGAAGTTAAAGGTGCTGCATCTCAAATTTATAAAAAAATTGATGATGCTGGTGTTGTTATTCAAGCAGAACCATTTAATCAATTTGTAAATAAAGTTAAAACAACCGTTGGAAGTAAAGTTCGTGAAGCTAGACAACCTCAAGTTGTAGATGCACTTAAACAATTAGATGAAGCTAGTGGCTCTGTCAAAACATTACAAAAAATGCAAGACTTAAGAGAAAGTATTTCTGGCATTAAAATGAGTGGCAATGCTTCTGAAAGAATGTTTGCTGGAGATATTGTAAAAGAACTAGATGATTTTATGGAAAAATTAGATGCTTCTAAATTAGTTGCTCCAGTTCAAGGAGATGTAGAAGCTATTAAATTAGTTCCACAAGCTAGAGAATTATGGAAACAAGCTAGAAAATCAGAGTTACTAGATGAAATATATAGAAAAGCTGAAATTAAAGCTACTGACCCATATAATGATGTTGCTTATGCTACAAAGTTAAGAGCAGAGTTTAAAAATTTAGCATTGAATAAAAGTAAACTTCGTGGATTTTCACCAGAGGAAGTTAAAGCAATTGAACAAGCCGCAAAAGGTGGAAGAATAGAAAATGCTTTAAGAGCATTTGGAAGACCAGAGCAAAGTATTATGAATACTGGTCAAAATGTTGCATCTATGAGTATTCCTGCTATGATTGGATACCTTGCTGGTGGTCCAGTAGGTGCTATTGGAGGTGCTGCTGTAATACCTACATTAAGAGGTGCTGCAAGGCATACTGCATCAGCTTTAGGAAAACAAAATATAGGAAATGCTACTAATTTAATTAAAACTGGTGGCAATCCTTATGCTGGTCTTAATTTATTTCAAGGCAATACTGCACCATTAAATGCTGCTGGATTATTAGCACCATATATTACTAACCCAGACGACTTAAAAAGTTTATTAGGACAATAATGAGCAACGAAATAGACCCAATACAATATGGCAAACTTATTGCCCAAGTTCAGAATTTGCAAGACAAAGTAGAAAATCTAGAAACAGACATTAAATTACTTTTAGAACTTGCTAACAAATCTAAAGGTGGTTTTTGGGCAGGCATGGCTATAGCCTCTGCTATAGGTGGTTTTATGACATTTGTAGCTAATCACTTATTAGGAAAATAACATGAAAGTACTTGCTTACTTAACAGTATTAGCAATATTTTGGCTTATGTTAATTAATGTACCTTATGCTAAAGAACTTATAAAAGAAATGAGCATGGTTACAGAAGCAGGTGAAATTGTATTAACAAGTGAAGAGTGTATTCTTAAAAAAGAAGGTTTGCAAGGATACGACTATGCTGCCTATGCTACTGACAAAGGTCATCCAAACCATGAAGGTTGTTGGAGGTCTGATAGTTATGAAGGCAAACATGCAGTTTATATATTTTTTCCAGAGATTAATCAAACAGCAGTATTTGACGCTAAATTATTTCATCCTAAAGCTACGATATGACATTTATCACAGAGAACAATATAGCCAATCTTTATTCGGCTTTAATAGAGTTCCCTGTATTTGATGAGTATAAATTCCCACCTGCACACAAAGTAGATTTTGTAATTATTAATAATCCAGAAGTATATGGCGAATATGCTCCACCTGAAAATGGTGAGCCTCATGTAATTACTATTAGTACAGCTAAATGCGGTCATTTAGATACTGTTATAAAAACTCTTATGCACGAACTTATTCATATGGCAATTTATATTGAATACCCTAATTCAGAACGGTATGTAAAACATGCAGGTCTTTTCAAAAAACTTCAAAAACGAATAGCTGTTAAATATGGCTATGACCCAAAGGAGCTATAATGTTTGGTTCAATTGTATCTTTAATCTTACCAGCTTTAGTGCCAGCATTTGCTGATGGTGCTAGAGGTCTTATTGCCAAGTTTACAGGCGGTGCTGGTGGACAACCACAAAATATCACAGAACGCATAGAGCTTATGAAAGCAGAAGCTGAAAAGTTACAGGCTTTAGCTGCATTAGATAACCCTACTGGCGAACCTTCTAAATGGATTATAGACCTTCGTGCTTCATTTAGATATGTCATCATAACTGCTATAATGGTATTCACTGCTATTGTAGTATTCAACCCAGATATTGTAGGTGCATCTGTAGTAGCAGTATTCCTTGACATGACTGGAGCTTGTATGTCTTTTGTTATTGGCGAAAGAATGTACTTGACACTTAAAAAATGATTGCATTAAACATATTAAACTTTATTGGTTTGTCTTTTCTTAAATTATTAGTAGTAGGATTATTATTTATGGCTATGGGATTTTCATTAGTTTTTATGGCTGCTATGGAAGGTCTTACAAGGGCATTGGAGTATATTAATTCATATGTTGATTGAAGTTAAAAGGTTTGAATTTAACGATACCTATACTGTAGGTAGAATGTATTTAAATAATGTTTATTTTTGTTACACTTTAGAAGATGTTGTTAGAGATGGAGCTAAAGTAAATGGACAAACAGCTATTCCTGCTGGAACTTACGATGTTATTATTGATGATTCTGCTAGATTTGGCAAACCTATGCCTCATATTTTAAATGTGCCTAATTTTACAGGTGTAAGAATACATGCTGGCAACACATCTAAAGACACAGATGGATGTATCTTATTAGGTCATACATATGCAGGTAAAGATTTCATAGGAAATTCTAAATTAGCATACGATGTATTTTTTAATAAACTTAAAGAAGATAAAACAGCAACTATTAAGATATGGTAAAGTATTTAATCTGTGATTTGCTTTGTGCTATTGACCATTTAAAGTATGTATTACTCTTGCTTTTAGGATTTATAGTATATAATAGTTTATCTAAACACTAGAGATTACTATGAAAATTTTACTTATTGATATTGAAGTAGCACCAAATACTGCTCATGTCTGGGGTATCTTTGACCAAAACATTTCTATAAACCAATTACTAGAATCATCTTACACTCTCTGCTATGCAGCCAAGTGGTATGGTGAATCTAAAATCATGTTTGACTCTATTCAAAAATCTGGTAAACAAAAAATGCTAGATTCTGTGCATAAACTTCTTGATGAAGCTGATGCCATAGTTCATTATAATGGCTCTAGATTTGACATACCGATACTACACAAGGAGTTTTTACTCTCTGGTATGCCACCCCCAGCACCCTCTAAACAGATAGATTTATTGCAAGTAGCAAGAAGGCAATTTAGGTTTGTTTCTAACAAACTAGACTATGTATCACAGGCTTTAGGATTAGGTAGTAAAACAGAACATGAAGGTCATGCTTTATGGGTCAAATGTATGAATGATGACCGTAAGGCATGGAAAGTTATGGAAGAGTACAATAAAAACGATGTTGTTTTGTTAGAAAAGGTTTATGATAAATTTAAGGCATGGATTAAAAACCATCCTAATCATAATGCGTATTCCGCAAATGCTTGTTGTCCAAATTGCGGTTCTAACAAATTACAAAAACGTGGTACTGCTATTACTACAACTAGACATTATCAGAGGTTTCAATGCCAGCAATGTGGGACATGGAGTCGAGCAGCGAAGGCGGAACAGTTGTCCAAAGAGTCCGCTATCAGCATATAAGGAAAATTATGAATATTCAAAAACTGTGTGAGCATATAGTAGGTAAAATGATAGTAGAAGCAGAATCCTACTACGGTGAAGACGTGCTTATTATAGTCCTAGATGACGGAAGTCACATCGAAATTAGTGGTGATGGACTTTCCGTTTATTCAGAAGTGCCAGAACTAGACGATTAATCGTCAACCATTTCAATTCTTTGTAATTGAGCAGCAATCTCTGGAGGATTAATAGCCTCTTCATCACGCAATACTTCAATTAATTTATTGGCATACCATTCACCCTTTTTAATATCTTCAATAGGGTTTGCTTTAAATGAATATCTTAAATCATATTTCATTTTATTGCCTTTTAAGTAACCAATAAACTCTTCTTTAGTCAAACGACTAGCAATAATATCTATTGCTTCAATTCCACCTACCAAATAGTGCTTTGGATGATTTACATTATCCATTTTCTTTTCTCCTTTGTAAAGAATTATGTTTTCTTACTGCTTTTGCCATTAATGATGCTACTTTTAAACTCATTGCTGGATTTAACTTAATTAATTTTTCATCGTGCATTTTCATTAGTTTTTTATATCCAATATTAAAATGACGACTTACTTCTGTTCTACTTACATATTTGTTGCTTATAATATATGAATTTATATTATTAATCAAGTCAT